CGGATGTTTGCAGAAGAGATTGTTGCAGCAGCAGTAATTGTTGCTGTTGATGTTGCAGTTGAACCTGAGTAGATTACGTTTGAACCACCGCGAAGAGTAGTCATCGCAACTGAGTCAATAGAATCTGCTAGGTTGAATGCAATAATGTTAGCGATTGCTGGGTCTACATCAGCAAGGCTGAAGAGTTCCAACGCACGAGTAACAAGAACTGAGTTACCATACTCGTTAAGAGTAATGGTTACAGATGTTGGTGTAGACATTGCTACTGCATCTGGGTCAGTTGTTTCTGTTAATGCTGTTGTTGCTGTTGATAGGTCAACATAACGTTGTAGAACGACTGTTGAACCTGGGATTGCTTGCTTTGCTGGGCGCTTATCTGCGACAGAACGAATTAGGGGTTCTGAACGGAGAGCAAATTCCAAAAGACGGTCATACGCCTTTTGAACTAGACCAGCACCACCAGCGGTTCCTCCGAGATTATCTGAGGCTGTTGATACATATGCCATTGCGTCACCTCCAAGTGACTAGAAACTATGATTAGTTTTGAGCATTAATCATTGCAATGATTTCTTCAGCGCTTTCGGCGTTGTTTAATTTCATCAAATAATCATCTGCTCGGTTTGGTGATAATGCACCTTGTGTCACAATATCTTGTTGCCTTAATGCGGCACGGTCAATATCATTTTCTGCAGGTGCTTCGGGGCTAACATTGAGTCCGAATAAATCTCCGTTATCTTCAAGCCAGTTATTAACTGACTCTTCGCTAACATCATCTATATCTTTTAGAATCAGTCGTATAGCCTTTGGATTAACACCGCGTTTTTCTAGGACATCTTTGACTGTTCGCTCACGCTGCGACTTGGAAAATCCCTCAAGTTGCTCAGTGAGTTCTTTGATACGCTTTTCATCTGCACGCTTGGCTTTACGTAACTTTTTAAGTAAGTCACTGCCGTCCAATTGCACATCATTGTCGGTATCTAGGTCGTCTTCGTCATCATCCCAGTAGTTGTTGCTCATAGCAACTGTCCACCCTTCTATTCGTTTGAATCGCAAGCCACAGGTCCCAATCGGGGAATCGGTCTGGCTCTTGCTACCAGTCTTCTACGCTGTGTGGGCTGGTTGGTCACACAGGATTCTATTTATTTAGTAGCCGACACTAGGTCTTTTTAAGGAAACCTTTGAAGTTCCAGAACTACCCTGGAATCTAACTGCTTCTTCTGCGGCTAGTTGCTCCATCTTACGTATTTCAGATGCAGTCTTTCCTATTACGGCTGATTCAAGATTTGCTTGAGTCAGTGCTAAATCTTTATTGGCAGTTATCTGAGATAGTTTGCTAACAGTTGGTGCTACTGCAGCAACTTGTCCAAACTTAGTAAGACCTGTTGAAAGGTCTAATCCTTCGGCAGCATATTGAGTTGCTCTATCCATAGTAACTCCACCTGGATTCAAGATTGGGTCATATGCAAGACCTTGACGCTTGGCTGCCCCAAATATTGTCTGGGATGTGAGTTCTTTCTGGAGTTGGACAAAGCCTTTGTCGCCAGTAAGAATAGCCTTGGCTAGAGATACGCTATCCATATTAGGATAGTTAGTCATTACTGAATCTTTAATATCTTTTGGAAGATTCTGAATTTCATTGTAAATACCACTGATATAGTTTCCAACATCAGTTACTGATAGCCCCTTGCCAATAAGTCCACCTAAGTAATCTTCTGTGGCTATAGAACCAAGACCAGCCTGTCGGGCTATATCGCCCATCTTTGCTTGAGAAGTGTAATACTCAGCAATAGTCGGAACAGTTACTGCTTGTCCAGCAGCCTTCTTGTCTTGAAGTGCATAGATTCCTTGAAAGCGTTTTGTAAATTCTGTTAACGCTGGGTTGTTTCTAGAGTCTTGAAGAGCAAGGTTAAATGATTCATCAATGGTTGAACCAGTCTTATAATATCTTGAGGTTACATTATAAAGTTCATTAACCCAAGGCTTTGACATTTCTGCTTGCCCAAAGAATAAAGCAAGAGTTGCTTTGAATGTATCACTAGCAAGTGTTGGTCCAGTTTTTGTAGTTGTAGAAGTGGGGATAGTTCCTGTGCCAGTTCCTGTGCCTGTGCCAGTTCCTGTGCCTGTGCCAGTTCCTGTGCCTGTGCCAGTTCCTGTTCCGCTACCAGCACCTCTGCCATCAGAAATGTAACGCCATTCATTACCTACGCGTGTAACTACAAAGCCTGGTTTATCTTCAGGTTTAGGTCCAAGAGTAACAGTATTTTTTGCTTCAGTTAAACCACTTAACGCTGCTATATATTCTTGAGAGCCTGGTTTAGTAGCGGCTAATTTTTGTTGCGCTAAAGTAACACCAAATGCTGGGTCCATTTTTACTGTTGCAGCAATTGATTTTTCTTCAGCAGCAAGGGCTACCTTCTCCGCCTCTGCAACTATTTTTTTCTGAGCAGCAATATCTGCTTTAAGTTGAGCAACAGTCTTCGCCATATTAGACACCAAATCCCATCGCTCTGGCAAGACCAGTGGCTGCACTACGGGCTGATTCATTTGCCCAAGTAGTTTTCTCTGCCTCTGGACTCATCTTTAACATTGTTGTAAAATCAGAAAGACTCATCATTGGTGCCTTACCTTGTGTTCCATCAGGACGTAAAGCCTTGTCTACTGCAGGATTGCTTAGGTCAATTGTATCTGGGTCTATCTCCCACCATTTAGCAACAGCACTTAGGTAAGGTGTTACTAGGTCACGGACTGTGGCTCCAGGTGTTGAAGTAAGACGGTCTGCTAATAGTGGATAATTCTTTGCAGCCTCTACTGCGTAGTCTGCCTTAATCTTTGCCTCACTTGTAACTCCAGAAGCAAGGTTAATAGCAAGTTGATTAACTTCTTTATCACCTAGGTAATCAATACCATTGTTACGAAGAACACTCTTTACTGTTGATAGTGAGGTAAATGCTTTGGCTGGAAGAGCCTTTGTATCACCAATGTTTACCTTAGCCCACAGCCAATTCTCAGTAAAGGTCTTAGCATTAAAGGTGCTAGGAGTTGTAACAGTTTCATACCCGCCAGTAGTTAATACCTTTTGGGTTGTCTTGGTTCCCTCTGAAGCAGCCTTATTAATCTTAGTCAAGAAGTCTTGCTTATCAGCCTCAGTTAATTGTGTTGTGTCAAAGCCAATATCTAAAGCAATATTTTTAATCGTTGCTTCGGCTGTTATTGGGTCGAACTCAATCTTTGCATTAGTTGTTACACCAGCAACATTAGGGTTATTGTTGAGAAGGTCTGCAAGAACCTCAACTGGAGTGGTTTGTTTTCCACCCTTGTATTCAACAATTGCTCCATCTACAATCTTGCCCCATAGTGATTTACGAGCAGAGTCGGTTGGAACTACGTTGGTAGCAAGAAGATACTGAGTAAGGGCTACTTGAGTTTCTTGTGGAAGAATAGCATAAGACCTTTTAGCAGTGCTTGCTTCAACCTTTATAATATTACCCTTAGCATCGGTTGACCAAAGATAAGTCTTTTGAGCCTTAGAACCCTTGGCTGGAATATTAATAATTGTTGTTGGAGCCGCTGGAGGACCTTTTGTTTCAACTTTTGGTTTAGCGTTTTTGTTTTCGCCAGCCATTACTTGTTCTCCTTAGACTTCTTTGATTCAACATTTGTTTGTTTTAGATTATCATTTAAGAAATATCTATCAATAAGGTTTGCCAATGCTGGGTCCCAATCTTCTCTTGTTTTTTCTAAGTATTCAATCCAAGCATCTTGGACTACTCCCTTAGAACCAGATGGAACATCTGCGTATAGTTTTGCATAGTCATTTCGATATTTAATAAAAGCATTAGCGTGAGTCCAGAATTGAGTGTTGCCAAACTTATCCATATAGGACTTGTCGTTTAGAACTACTTGCATTCCTGCTGCGTGAACTGCAGCATTATCGCCAGATGCACTCTTTAGATAGGCTGTATTCCATTGTGGACTTGCTTTGCCTAGAACCTTTGCATAATTTTTAAGTTCTGCTACAAGTTCAGGAACGCTGCGGTAACTAGCATAGTCAGCATCTTGTGCAGCCTTATTATATTTATCTTTAAGGTCAGTATAGGCTTTCCAATAACGCGATACTTCTAAATCTCGTTGCATTTTCTCAACAGATTTTACTGACTTGTTTAGAATGGTTCCGCCAGGAAGTGCTGTGTTAGGGTCATTTAGGAATTTGCCAGCCTGAGAATCAGTTCCGTAAGGAATGTCTGCTGTCATAAGACCTACCAAAGAACCACCTGGTTCTAACAGTTCTAACTTCTTAGCCAAGTCTTTATGGTCTACCCAGATACGACTAACTGTTTCTTGGCTGCTAGGAGCATAGATAGATTTAGATGTAGACTTAACCTGCAATACATCTTTCTTAATAGTTCCTTTTGGAAGACGTAGCATTGTATTAACATCTTGTTCTGCTAGGTCTGCCGCCTCTGAGCGGGACATACCTTGCGCTACATAGCCATTAGCCTTTGAATTAAACAAGTCTGTAAATACATTTCCAGGCTTAGTTTCTACATAAGCAGGAGTTCCAATAATAGAACCAAATTGCCACTTAAACTTAGTAAAATAATTTTTCTTTACTTGCTTTATTACGCTATCAGTAGTTGGCAATGGACCAAGGTCTGCATCGTAAAGCATTTGTTGGTATTTGAATTCAGATGAAACTGAATTAAACCAATCAACTGTTCCATCGCCCTTTGGAGATAGATACTTGCGTAAAGATGGCAACCATCCTGGGGTTACAGCACGTTGGACATTAGCCCCAACGCTTGTTTCAACTCCATATGGGAATAGTTCATCATATGAATACCCTGGAATCTTGCCGATTGTATTATCAATAAGTTTCTTTACTTCTTTATCAGAACCTTTTTTGGCACTATATAGAACGCCCATTGGTATAGGAACAATCCAAGAAGGACCTGCAAAGTTAACAGCAAATGTAGTGGCTCTAATTGGGAATTTAAGTCCTTGTCCACCAAAACGACTTTTCATTTCTTTAGTTCCAGGAACAACTAGATATTCTGCATCCAATACGTTTTCAACTGGATTACCATACTTATCAACACCAAATGAGTTGTAAAGTCCATAGTAACTATTTACAAATCCACCAAAGCGTGCAGGATTCTTAACTGCTAGTCTTGAATAACGATAAATACCGCTTGCTGCTGCAGTAGGGAATGCTGCCACAGTTCTAGCCGCAAACAATGCGCGATTAGCGCGGCGGATTGAGTAAAAAGTCTTCTCTAGATTCTGAACAACCTCAGTTGCTGCAGATGTTCTAATACCATTGATTACAGTTGCATCAACATCATAACCCATAGCATACAAAGACTTAAGTTTATCTGTCATAATTGTCTTATACTCAGTGCTTGCCCAGGCATAACGGAACATATTTTCTGGCTTTGCCAGAGTAGTCCAAGCCTTAGCACTAAGTTGGTCAACTAAATCTACAAAGCGTGTAGCACCAGCGCTTTTTACTGAGTAAGCAACCTCAAGTGGTTGAATAGGAGTAAGTGCTTGTGGTTCGTCTGCAAGAATTTTAGCCAAAGACTTAGAATCAACTGCACCTAAACCAGCAATGCGTTGTGCCTCTGCTGATGGAAGGTATCTATTAACATAACCAATTTGGTTATTTATAATATCAACGATGTCGCTTTCAGTCTTACCAAATTCATAAGCATATGAACGAGCCTGACGAGTCTTGCCCCAGGCAAGTAGTTCATCACGAGTTGCTCCAGCAAGAATCTTGTCTACAAGAACATCTCCACGCATATAGTTGTTAACAACAAATGCAAGTTCATCAAAGTAGTGAGGACTTGATATGTCAGTTACTGTCTGTGGACCCTTGCGGTTAAATATATTAACCTTTTGTGCAAAGAGTTTATCTCCAGTTAGTTCAATCTGACGGGTATGAGTGTTAGCAACTTCGCTCTGGTATCCATCGCCTAGGAAATTCTTGTCACCAAACTGTGGGATACCTTCAATCTTTTCACCATTAGCCATAACTGCAGTAAACGGTTTTTGAGTTCCATAGTTTATGGTCCGTCCATCGGAAATCATAAACAAATCAGCCTTGTCAGCGTGAAGTTTACCAAAATCTTGGATATTAGATTCCATACTTGCGTAAGCCTTGGCAATTTTTGCTTCAATAACTTTAAGGTCTGGAGCAAGAGTTTCAATATCTCCAGCAGCCTTGTTGATTATAGATTTAGCATTTGCAACTTCAGATGCCATAGCCAATGCTTCAGGATTAGGTGCAGCAAATTCATCTTTTTCAACAATAAATTTTTTATCAAACACAAAACTTGGGTGCATTTCTGGGGGAACATATCCTGCGCCTACTGGCTTACCAGCACTGCTTCCAACTGTTTCCACAAATTGTGGTTCTTTATTATTTTTAATTTGCTTAGGTTTTCTTCCGCCTTCAGCAACCATTTCAGATTTATAACCACGAACAACTCTTACTGGAACATAAGGAATTCCCATTTCGATTGCTGCTTGCAATCTATGGTTTCCTTCTCCTACATATGCTAAACCAGTTTCATTATCATAAACAACCATTATAGGGTCTTGAAAAGGCTTGCCTTGAAATTCTCTAGTAGCAAATCCTTTTCCTTCACGCAAAGATTTTTTAAGTGCTTCTATTCCTTCAATGTTGCTAAGTTTATTTCCAGGCATATCTTTAAGTGCAGATACTTTTACAAGCCCAACAGTATTTCTGCTTCCTGGCAATCCACCAGAGCCACCATCTTTATATTCTGCAAGTCCAGGGAATAATTCTTTTTTAGCAGTAGACTTAGAAGATTGATTAATAACATCTTCAAGATATTTAACTCTACGAGTTAGGTTGTAAAGACTAGGTTGCTTTAGTATTTGTCTAGTAAATTCAGGTGCAGCAGCGTTTAGTTTCTCTTCAATGCTGCGTAGATACTTTTCAGCAGCGGCTAAGTCGCGCTTTACAATATCAGCATATTCAATCTTTGTCTGTGGAGAACGACCCATTGGGTCATCAAAGAATTTGAAATATTCTGCTATGTGCTCATCAAGAAGTTCTGTGGCATTTGCATATTCTTTTGAAAGCAAGTCAAAGTCTTTTGCAAGTTGACGCTTTGCTGAAGATGTCAGATTCTGACTAGCATCAATTGACCTAAGAACACGAGTCTTATTGTTTTCAATAGCATTTTTTATACCGCTTGAAAACTCCGCTGTAATAGCCCTTGAACCTTGAGATAGTATTGATACTAGCGCTGGTTCAATAATAGAGTTCTTGCTGATATATGCTGGACGAACTAGTTGAGTAAATGAGAATGCTCTGTTTCCAGCCTCATAAACAAAATCTGTTGCTCTTACAACATTGCGTTGTCCACGCTTCCAAGCATTTTGTGCTCGTAAGATGTCGCGTTCAATTGTTCCAACATTAATAAGTGGAGTTGCATTTCTTAATTGACGCTGAGTAAGTTCATCTGTGATATATCTTACTCCAGCAGAGTCCATAGCATAGGCATCATTTGCTAGGCTGCTGTGAAAACCACGAAGCATAGACATAGATTCTTCAACAAGTCCATCAAGGTCTGTTTGTTTTACGCCGTAAGTTCTACCTACGTCACGAATTAACTTTTCATTTAGACTATCTATAACAAGTCCACGTGCGCTATCAGAGCCAGCAGAAAGATATTCACTAATAATTCTAGTTCTATAATCGGCAACTGAGATAGCCTCAGTCTGAGAAATCTTAATCATATTTGTGCCATTGGTAAATAATTTTAGGTCATCAAGATGAGCGTTGATTTCTTCAACAGCATCCATTGGACGAATGCCAGAATTTGTTACTACGCCACGAGGCATCTTGGTTGTTGCAAATCTAATCAATGAAGTAGCAACATCACTTCTGCCAATTAGTTGTTGAGTCCAACCACCGACATTTGAGAAGTCACGAGTTGCAGTTGCTGTTTTAAGTTCTGAGACACGACCACGAACTTTTGCATATGTTCCACTACCAAGAATTGGCTCAGGTGGTTGATAAAGTTTACCAGCAGCGCGAGGAACTGAATCAATGTCTCCCACTTTAACGCCACGCGCAGCAAGAGAAGGTGTCACCTCAAGGACTGTTCTATCCTGTAAGAAGGCATCATAAATTTCCTGATGCTTTGGATTCTTAGCAATAGCATCGTCAAACGCTGCAGCAATGCGCTGGCGTTGTTCATATGTATGTGTGCGAAGTTTTCCAGTTGAAATAAAATCTGCTTGAAGTTCTGCTTTAGCGCCACTCATAACCCATAGGTCGTCTGACATTTTGGCATCAGCAAGACGTGCAATTGCTGGAGCATAACCCTTATCGGCAAGAATAAAATCACGGACTATCTCTGGGCTTTCGGTATCACGAATAAGACCAGGAAGGCGTGGGTTATTTGAATGTGGTTTTAATATAGTTATTATTTCATTTACATCTTTAGATGCAGCAAGACGAGTTATATCATTTCCAAGAACTGTTGACTTTCCAGCCAAATGTTCATCTATTCTTGCTTCAAAATCTGTAATACTTTTTAGCGTAGTAGATAGTCCTACTTTGCCACCTGCGGCAACAGCGCCTTTTACTACTCCACCAGTTGCAGCAAATATTGCAGCATTACCAATAAGAGCATCTGTAATTCCAGACATATATCTGCCAGTTACATTTTCAGTAAAATTCTTTTGAACGTCTTTATTATCCCAAAGATTTACCCTGTCAATATCAACTCCACCATTTTCAAGTATAGCGTCTGATATTCCAGTAAGATGCCAAGGATTAAGATATGACTTAGTAAGTGCTACACCAAGAGAAACATCTTTTGTTCTTTCGTAAGCAGCCTGTAAATCTGAGAACTGAAAACCTTCACCGTAAACGCCAGCATCATATAATGGGCTAGATGGGTCAGTAATCAAGGCTGCAGCAGCGATAGGACGCTTTACATAAGGACTGAATACTTTTTCTTCGGCTGCTTGTCCAAGCATAAGAAGTGGGTCATATTGCTTTACTCTTTTAGTAGCAATATTGGTTGTAATATCTGTCATTGCTGCTTGAGCCTGAGATGTTAATTGCGCTCCACTTGTAGCAATGATTGGCTCAAGTGCTTTTCCTGTTGCAAATTTAACTAGCCCTTGAGTCTTAGCAGCATTTGGATTTATAATATCAATTCCAGTAGCGCTTAAACCTTCGCCAATATTAGAAAATGTTTTGCCAACAAATTTTCCTACTTCTTTGGCTGCACCACTAAGTTCGTCTGTGAAGTCTTTCCAGAATGACATTACTTCACCACGCTTCCTGGATTAAAGTTAGATGCAGAACCACCCTGTGGGTCTATACCAGTCAATGACTTAATGAAAGTATCTCTGTCTTGAGTTGATTCCCAATTAACAGTTGACAGGCAAAAAGCAATGCCAAAGTTTTCTGCTCCTAGTGAATTACCAAATTTATCTAAATGGTCAAAAAATGTATTTTCTTGCCATTGCATTAAAGCATCCCTTTTAGTTTATTCACAAGTCTTTTATATGAATCAGGTGCGCCGTCTACACGAGCAGCATTGATTAAGTCTGGTAAATATTTTGCAATTAGGTCAGCATTTTCCATTGGACGAAAATCTGGGTTAATGTTATTAGGCAAAGCCTCTGAACCACGTCCTGGACCAAAGTCAACGCCATCTGTTATAGGCAAACCTGATGGTTCAAGTTCATCTAGTGATGGCATACCCATAAGTTTTGATGGAGTTCCAGTTGGTTGTCCCTGTGGTGCTGCTTGAATGTCTGGCATTGAAGGAGGCGTTACTGGTCCTTGCATATATGCTCCCCCTTTTTGGTCATTAATTGCTTTGTTTTCTGAATATCCAAAACCTGTGTAGTTTCTTCCACTCTGTCCGTTGCCACCAGTGGCAGAAATATTCATAGGATTATTCTGTGATGCTTTCTCGCGGAAACCGCCGCTACCTTTACCACCCATTTGAACTCCTATTTAGAATATTGCGTTTCCATCTGGAATGGACCCGCTGAATAAATACTTAATTTAGTTGCAATCTCTACTGCTTGAAGTGGTTCGGCTCCTGCATACAATGCGCCTAGCGCAATTGGTGCTCCAGAACCTACTCCGTAAAATCCATCCCCACTTCGCATTACTGACAAATCTTCATCAACATCAAATAGTTGACCATTGACAGCAATTAAAAATTGAAATCTTGGACCTGAGTCTTTATCTTGTGCTTCATCAAAGTTATAACCATTGTCTTTAAGACAAGAACGAAGAGAAGGCATAGCCTTCGTAATCATAAAATGGTAAATATCTTTTTTATCTTTTGGAGTTAATGTTGGCGGATTCCATAAATGCTGGGCTATATCGCAAGGTGCAACTTCGCCACTACCACCAATTATAAATGCTCCGCGTTTATTAAGTTTTGTCATATTTGGGTGGGACCATTGTCGCCCACTGTCATCACTTACTAGGCTATCTGCTACTAATACACAACTGTCTTCGTATTGCACGCCAATAATTGTAGTCATTGTCCCCTACTTTCTTATTGACGATTAATAGTTCTTACGCTTGCATTAGCGCCACCTGCGCTAGTTAGACTTGATAAAATACTTTGGATGTCTGGACGACCTTGTGGAGTCATCTCTTGTGGTGCAGGACCTGCGCCCTCTGGAGAAGGAGCGCCTCCTACTGGACCAGTGCTGGGAGCAGGGGACGGTTGCTCAACCATAGGTGCAGCAGTTCCAGTAGGAGGAACTTGTTGCTTCGGTGCAAAGGCTGCGCCTATAGCATCTTCTAATGCTTGTCCCTTTTGGCGAGCCTTGATTACTTCAGCAATCTTTAGAACGATGTCGGAAACATCTTGACCTTGTGCAGCCATTGTAGGAATGGCTTGAGTCAATGCACTTACAGAGTTAAGAAGCGAGTCACGCATCTTTTCTGTTTCAATCTTCTCAAGTTCTTGGGTTACGTTAACTGTAAATGGAAGTTCACGCATTGCCATATCCTTGGAGATTAAACCGCCACCAAGTGCTTGAAGCATAAAGATAAGACCCTGGGCTGGATTTAGACCAGCGAGCATTCCGTAACGGACATCTGCTGAGTAATCACCCTTGATGTCTTTAGCAGGTAGATAAGTTACCTCGTAAGGAGAACCAGAGTCAACGCCGCGAATAGTTTTTTCTGCTGGGAATAGTTTCTCATCTACCTCAAAGCAAATGTTAATTACATCGCGTAGCGCTGATGCAAAGATTGCTTGAGCAGATTTAACTTGGGTATCGAATGCACCCATAAGAGCCTGAACGCCTTGTCCTGTGACGATAGAGGCATTGACGTTACCTGTGCGAGATTCAGGATAACGAGCACCAACACGTAGTTCTTGATTAAGTAGTGTTGATTCATTAAGTGCTGCTGGAGAAATTGATAGTTCTACACGGCGAACACCCGCTGGGTTGTTTGTGCGGATAACCGCATCTCCACCTAGTTCAAATTCTTGAACATCTTGAGGAAGGACGATAGGTGCTTGGACAGACTTCTCTGCTGCTTCCATTGCAAGTAACGCGAAGCGATTGCGAAGAAGTTGAATGCCAAGAACATCATCAAATTGTCCACGTAGTTCATCATCAATAGATGGCTTACGGGCAACTACAACCATCATTTTACCAAGAGGATTCTTGGCACGTGATAACAACAGATTGTCCCTTGTTGGCACGTAGATGATTGATTGGTCTTTGTCGTAGTAGCGGACTACTTCAAGTTCAGAATTAATGCTTGAGGAATATTTATTCCCGTCAAGTAGTTGAGTTTCGTATTCTGGAAATTGAGCAATAAGTTCTGCTACGGACATTTTGTAAGACTTAACAAATGCTACACAGCGACCATAGCGGTCAAACTCAGGGTAAGCCCCTATAGGATTTTCTATGCGTATGCGTGGCAGTTTGCTATCTTCATCCAATTCAATTACGAATGGGATAAAACCATATGTTACATACCAGTCAGCACCTTGATACATATTGACCGATAGGTCTGAGTGCTGGAAGTAGTTAGATGCGATACGAGTGCGCTTGTCAGCAAAGTTGCGGGCGCGGTCATTAACTGAGTTAGCAGCCGAGCAGTTGATTGCTGGAAGCGGAGCCATTACTTCTGACAAGTCGCGTGCGACAATATCAATGAAGTTTGCTACTACGTTTGTATCAACACCATCTGGAAAAAAGTTTGGGTAGACTTCTGATATTTTACCTTGACGAACGGCTAGGACATCTTGGTTGCGTTGGTCGCGCTCGGCATTGCGCCCTCTGAGAGATTGAACTCTCATTACTACCTGTTGCATATCTAATGCCATTGCTGTCCTATCGGTTAAAGGAAAAAATTAGAAAGATGGGCGGTAAAGTTTATCTACAGTTTTTGATTTAGAAGTAACTCCACCAGCATTTCGCTGAAGGTCTACTTTTGGCGCGTATTTTCCGACATAAGTAACAGTTACTTCATCATTTGGAAACTTTGCTTTTACAGCATCGTATCCCATTTTAAGTCCTGTTTTAATATTATTTAGTTCACCGCGAGTAGGTTTTTTTGCCATTTGTTTCTCCTTAACTGTATTGTTGCGCCCATTGTTCGGCGTAAGCGTCATCTAGGTTTACTGTCATACGTTGGTTCATTTGTGCTCTTGTTGCCCAACGGTTTGAAGCGTATCCATTAATTTTTGTTCTCTGTTGCATAAGTTCTCGGCAACGAATAACTGCAAACCATAAAGCCATAACACAGTCTGTAGGGTTCTTAGTATCAGGTTTCCAAGTAATCAATTCTTGCACTAGCGTCTTAAGACCTTCAGAGCCTTCGTTGCTAGGTAGTTCAATTAAGTTGTTATCTTGGAAGCGACCATCTCTAGTGTTTCCAAACAGCGCAGCCATAGATGCCACACCAAAACCAACATCCCATTTGTTCTTACCAGTGAAGTGTGAGTTCAATTGGCAACCGTGAGAGGCTAGATAATTTCTTAGTTCATCATCCAGGGCGTAAGCCTTCTGGTGAGCATTGATTTCAATTCGTATTTCTTGTGGTTTGTAGCGTTCAACCCAGTCTTCAATAAGACTTTGAATCTTGGCTGGAGAGGGGTCAGTCATATTGATACAATCTAAAACATAAATTTTGCCATCAGACTTGTTGTAACTTACTACTACTGCTCCCGTTGCCCCCGCCATAGCAGGGTCAAGTCCGATAACAGTGTAGAGTTGGTCTGTGTTCTTTGGATGACCTGGAGTTCCTGCTTTGAGTGGTCCGCGCTTTCGCATTCCATTGACGCTACCCGCAACGCAGGTTGGACTGAAGATGGAATCGGATTGAACATCTTCTTGTTGGTAGACCATAGCCCAGACTGACGGAGCAACCTCAGACCTTCGAGTAAAGAGCGCGGGTCCGTCCCACTTGGGATATAGCCCTTGCTCGTCAACTTCATCTATGTCGCCCTCTGGTCGGTCAGTCTTAGCCCAAAGAGTTTTCCAGTTTGCTGGCTTCTCATCAAATTCTAAAACTGCTGGTTGTGCAAAATAAGTAAATGGAGATTTGCCCCCAGTCCATTGGGAACCATCTCTAATCATTTTATAAAGGTCAATAGGTGCGACACGGGTTCCTACTACTAGCAGTTTTCCGTGCCGCCCTAAACGCGTGATAACTTCTTTCTGAAGCCATTCAATTTGCTTCTCCCACTCGTGGGCATTTGAGTTCATCACAACGTCATCTAGGATAATCAAGTCAGCACGAGCACCGTAGATTTGAGAACCAAATCCTAGGGCTTGGACCGTAGGGTCCTTTTCGCCTGAGTCGCGTCCCGTTCCTAGATAAATCATATCTGCTGACCATTGGGTCGAGTCAGATTTATAACCGCCATTAGGACCAAACGCAGTTTGGAGTTTGATATATGCGGGGTGGCTAAGTCGAGTCTTGATAGCACCTAAAAATTTTCTAGCCATACCCTGAGTCTTAGATACGATAATTACTCTAGCGTTAGGGTTGGTAACAATTTTATAAACCACATAGTTGGTGGTGATGACCGTAGACTTAGCGTGCTCTGGAGGCACATTGATTAGAACACGGTTCGCCGCGCCTGGCTCATAGGTCATAGATGGATGAATCCAACGCGGCTCACGACCCTCGATTAAGTCGAACCAGTCAAGGTGGTGTTCAAACAACTTAGTGTCTAGGAACTGCTGACAGAAGTCAGGGAACTCTATGTTCTTGAGGTCGCCTAGGTCGGCAATCATTCCCTTACCCGCAAGGCGGGCTTTATCGGCTCTAGCCTTGAAGTCAGGGTTAGCCATTGACCATTGTCGGAAGGTTA